GCCGCAGCAGATCCTTCGTTTACTGCTGAACCCAAATTATTTAATGATGTACCTAATCCACCAAGATCTTTTTGGAAATTTGATGCAATACCAGAAAGAGAATTTGTAATCACCTTAAATGGATCTGCAATATTACTAATTAATGATTGTTGAACTGTTTTTGGATTAACCGCACCACCATTTGCATAAGTTGCAATACCATTTGGTCCCTGATAAATGCTAGGACCTATTGTAGCAGGTGTTTCAGGATATTGAGGAGCTATACCAATTTGACTTGCTACCTGAGAATTCAAGAAATTACCTAAAGGAGTTATTGCAGTATATTGAGCACCGTATTTATTAACTAGTGCAGCAGCTAAATCACCTTGAACAGCATTCAATGCATAATGATAGCCATAGTTATTCAACAATGTTGATAGTGCTTGATTTGGATTTCCACCAATTTGGTTTACAAGATTTATTATATTATTAATTTCTGGTGTAAAATACTTTTGAACAGTAGAAAGCGGATTGCTAACTAATTGAACATTTGTATTAATAAAACTTTGAAAACTATTGAAATATTTTGATATGGATGCAGATTGATTAAATAAAGATGAAAAGAAATTAACATCACCTAAGAATGATTGCAATGCTGCTATTATTAAACACAATAAATCTAAAGGTATAATATATTGATTGATCATACTAAGCATATATCTTTCGACATTTACTATTAAACCATTAACAATTGCATATAATTTTTGTATCAATTCAATACATCCTTGATATAGATCTCTTATTATTTTTTCAAATGCAGCTATAACGGCATTTAAAGAAGATATTATTTTTTGAAGACTACCATAAGCTCCTTTTGGTATTGATAAATACGAATGAGTTCTTACTTTATTTAAAAAATCTTCCAAATTCTTTGTAGCATTTGGATTAATTGCATTAAGTGCTCTTTCAAACAAACTAGTTCCTGCTTGTTTGGTGGGACCTGTCATAGGATTTGCTGGTTGGACATTAGCATTCATGCCATGTGTTACTCCAAAATACCCAACGTCATCAAAATGCCCCTTTGCCCATGCTGGTGTTAATTTTAAATATGCTAGTGCTTGTGGATCTTTTCCAGTAATGAGTGATTGTAAATCATTAATAAATGTTTTTTCTGATGGATCAAGAGAATTCCAAACAGCAGGAGTATGTTGTTGATTTACCCAATAGGTAACATTACCAACATCGTATCCTTTTACTAACCAATTTAATATAAGATATCTATAGTTATCATTTAATCTTCCATATTTGTTTAACAAATAATCTAATTGTTGAGTATTTAAATTAGTTTGTTTTTCTAATGCAGCTATAGCTTCGGGTGTAACAGCACCAGATTCGTTAGTCTGTTTAGTATCTGGTTGAGTAGAAGGAGTAGGAGCAGCAGGTTGGGTTGGGGAAGTCCCAACTGTTGGATCTGGTGCTGGGTTTGATGTAGCAGCAGAGGTAGCATCTGCTGCTGCACTACCCGTAGAAGTTGTTATTCCGTTATTATTTGTAATAGCCATATTTTATTTGCTTTTTATAAATTTACCTTTATAATATATTTATGTCTAAAACTCTATTTTCATACCCCAATATTATAGGAATAGCTGGTGCTGCTCGTGCAGGAAAAGATACTCTTTGTAGAGCATTACAAAGAGAATTTGCAAAAAGAGACATTTTAGCGGTTAGAAAATCAATTGCAGGGGATACTGTTAAATCCGATTTGCAAGAATTAATTGAAAATATGTTTAATTTAGATTCTTTTACTGAAAAAAACGAAGAAAAAGAATTTATGAGACCTCTTTTAGTGGAATATGGTAAAATGCAGAGGTCAAAAACCCAAGGAAGGTATTTTATTGAGCAGTTCAAACCTTATCCAGACGCAATAAACATATTACCCGATATTCGTTATGTGGAATACGCCAAAGATGAAGTTTATTGGCTTAAAGAAGAAATGGGTGGATTTTTAATATTCGTAGAAAGAAATGGAATCTATGATGCAAATGATACAGAAAAGGTAAACAATAAAATTATTCGCAATATGGCGGATTATATTGTCTCTTGGGATTCATTGAATGAACAAAGTTCATATCAAAGAGATGTTATTGGTAACTATGCACAAAAAGCCATAGAAAAAATGTCTACCATTTACCAACAGGGCAAACCGCAGCTTTAAGATAGGTTTTTACCTTCATATAACAACCGCATTTTGAACATCTTTCTTGCATTTTATTAAAAAATGAACAATCATTGCAAATTGCCTTTCTACTTGCAGCTTGCTCATCACTAATATTCATTGGATTACCTTGCGAAACAGATTTTACCGTATCGAATGTAGTTTTTGCTAAATTTTTAGCCATCTGAAGGGCAGATGGCATTATTGGTTGAGGTTTTCTATTTTTAGCGTTCTCAATAATAATTTTTTTTAGTTTTTCTTTGTCCATATTAGTATTTTGTTTCAGTTTGAGTCCAGAGAGTCGAATTAGAATCAACTTTTACAGCAACAATTTCTGTGACGTAATCATCTTGAGTGAAAACATGGTTAACCTTAATAATTAACCACTGACCCAAGAATCTATCATCAAAGGGATTTTTATCTCCTGCGCTTGAAAAACGATCTATGAAGATAAACTTACCTGGTGTTCTTATCGTCAATCCATGAACCACAAATGTTATTGCCTCATTTAAAAATAATGCATCCTTTAACATCATATTTCCTGTAAAATTGGTTGGTGCTCCTTGAAAAATTTTTTTTGTTAACAATTTATTTTTTAAATGTATACCTTCTTTTTTTGTTCGGTTTAAATTTAATAATACACTACCACCATTAACACCTTTTGATAAATTCCAAAGAGCATTTGATCCAATTGCTTGCATTTTATCTCTTACGCTTTGAGCAGTATTATCACTAAATGTTATATTATATGTATTTGTTGAAAAATCATAATTATGAACAGGATAATTTGTAATTCTATCATCATCGGATGCAACCATAGGAGAAAATCTATAACTTTGTATTCTTGATGCAAAAGGGGAAAAGAAATTAGTATTATTATCAGGAGTATCGGTTGGTGCTCTGGGTACGTAAGGACCTGCATTGCCAATAATTGCATCCTCAATATACAAATGTTCTATTTGATTTTCAAATGACTTTTGAAATATTGATGCTAAAGATATTAATTTCCATTTTTTATCTTTACTAGTTCTACCTAAACGTAAAAATACAGGACAGTTTTTATTTGAAGAAACACAATGATCTAAAACATAATTCAAATCATCAATTGCCTTTGAATTTGATGTTGAATTATAAATAAGAAGATTCTTATTATTACCAACGTCCCAATTTTCAGTATCAATTGCTCCAGATCCACCCATTGGTTGTGTTGGATTATCTATGCTACCTTCTTCCAAGAATCCAACATTAATTATTGATGCTCCCCCAGCACCAGTTAATCCACCTGTATTATTTTTCATTACAGGTGGATTTGAAGCAGCAGTTGTAATAATATCCATCACTATTTGATTAGGATTTGCTGCTTTTTGTTTATCGGTTAATGTTGCAGAAGCTAAATCGGGTGTTGTTGAAAAGACTTGTTCAGGAGCAACTCTTGAACTGTTTATAAGAGCTAAAAATGTATTTTGTGATGAATTTGAAAGAGCAGATGCATATTCTATATTTCTTTCAGATAAAATTTGATATCTTTCATCCCAGAAATAAAATCTTCTTAATTTACGAGAAGAAGAATTAGTTTCTAAATCTTCTACATCATATATCACGCAATCAAATGACATTTCCCAATATTTTTGTTCAAATACCGAAGTACTATTTGATGTAACAACTGGACTAATTCTAAAACTAATCTTATTTCTACCATCTGTTCTAAACACATAAGATGGTGGAACGGCAGCATTATTTTGATTTGATAAAGAACCACGTTCCATAATTTCGTAATCATTTCTTATGGTTATTGATCCCTTTACTACCCATGTTAATAAACTTTCTTCAATAGATAAAGAATCAATAAACAAATAAGGAATTGGCATTGGTTTATATCCATTTAATTGATTATAGAGATATACTTCAATATAATAAGGTTGATTTTTTATCTGCGTAGTAAATGCAGACTTTACCGTTGATGCTTTATCGCTATTATAATTGGTTTGCGGTGGTGGATTATTTTCTGGTAAATTTTCGGGATTCGCACCATAATGACCGCCTTGATATGTTAAATTCGGTAATGCCATATATTAACAAGAAATTTTATTAACGTCTCTTAATAATTTAACGTCCAATTGATTAAAGGCAAATGTTACTGTGCAATTTATTTCACTTGGATCTTGATTTGAAAAGTTTAATTCTGATAATGTAGTTGGAAAAGCATTACTATAGTTAAATGAAATGGTTTTATTATTATATTCATCTAATGCATAGATATTAAATGTAGAAACATAACTTGATACTGGGTTTTTTACATTAATTGAATTATTTGGATATGATGCAATATCAGATGAACCTGTTTTTGTATCATTAAATAAATTTAACCAGTTCCATAAAATCCAATAGTTTTTATAACCATTATCTACCAAAAATTTTATGCTTAATGGAGTATATGCAGGTCGTGCATTTGAAGAAATGCGATGAACCTGTGCACCATAAGGAACCGATATATCAGGAACAGTAACACTTGGCACAGGAGAACCATAAATGGAGAACTGAATTGGGTCAGCAGAATAAATTGACTGCAAAACAGGATCTGTGATATTCTTCATTGCCAAAGGCAAATCCAAAATCATAGTAAATTTGTCATTCCTAGATCTATTTAAAACTGATTGATTCATATATTAAAATATTATGGATGGCATATAACCATCTCCTTCATATTTATCAGTTGGTTGCTCTTTAAACCTATTCATT